CGAGGGCTAGAGCGGCAGCGGACGTGGCGAAAAAGGTAGACGCAGCAGACTTAAAATCTGCTCCTCGGAAGGGGGTGCGGGTTCGAGTCCCGCCGTCCGCACCAAGCGGCGCGGTTCTTCGCGACGCGCTATGGGCCGAATCTGATAAGCGACAGTCACCATCCTCAAGGGCAGAAACGGAGATCATCCCGTTCGTTCTCGTAATCCTCCATCGCCTGATGAAGGACATTGTCAGTTGGCAAGGCACGAAGTGCTTGCGAGATTTTTTTAAGGGTCGGCTCATCATAGGCGACGGGCTTGGGACACTGGCATGCGGAGGGGCGCGCGCTGCTGCAACCGACCATGATCGAAAGAAGCCCGACCGCCGCGACCGTCATTCTCGGCTTCGCCATCATCCGCTTGCCCTCCGCCCCCTTTGCCGCACGATGACCACAGCCTCGGGCAGGGATCAAGATCGAACCCGGGGGCTTCTTTTCAGCGGGAGGTCAGAGATGCGGGCTATCCCACCAGGTTTTCAGGTCAGCAACAGTGCCGGCGAATCGGCTGCGATCACACCGCCCGATACCCGGAACAGGTATGACGTCGGAACCGACGACTCCATCGGTGTGCTGCCATAATGCCCAGCGCGACCAGCCGAGCGGACAAATAGGCCGAGAGCTGTAGGCTGGCAGCCACAACGGGCATCGTGAAAGGACGGTGTTTGGAAAACCCGTTCCGCGCCCATCGGGTCCGTAGCGGCCGATATAGACGAGCGGCGCACGACCGGTCGCCATGTGCAGCCGCGCTGCCGCTTCCGCTGCCTGTGCAACCGTGACGGTGCCGCCGATACCGTTTGGTTCTGCGTCGAGGGCGAGGACCCGGCAGTCCCCCGCCACAGACAAAAGATTCTCGACCTGGAGCTCCGGCGGCGAGTTGTCGAGAAAATGATACGCTCCGACCAGCAGGCCTGCCGCGCTGGCGGCGTTGAACCGCATTGCAAATGTCGCATCGATCCACCTGGAACCCTGAGTCGCCTTCAGGATCACCGCGGCAATTCCTGCCGATTTTGCGCTCACAAAATCGACTGACGACTGCCAATGGCTGATATCGATGACAACGTCCGATGTAATGGGTGGAATATACGGTGCAGTCAGGTTAGATGCGGGCAAGCAATTGGTCAAATGCAACGTGGTCATTGGTGAAATAGTCCCAAAACAGCTTGCTTGAATTGCACCAAAGCCGTAGCGGCAGCGACAACGCCGCCGCCGAGCCACAGTGCGAGTCGCAGACTGAAGCGCCCGCGGTCGGCAACGGTTACGAGCTCCTCAACTTGATCCAAAAGGCCCTTTCGACCTTTGCCGTCACCGTGTAGCGCACAGTGGATTTCCTCGATATCGCGCCGTATCAGCGCAAGCTGCGTTTCCACTGCATACACAGTAGAACGATTATCCACAGGCGGCATGCAACACCTCAAATTGGGCGGTTCTGTCGGGTGTCGATTTGCGGGTCATCGTCTGCGCCCGACGATCCTAATCCCACGAGGTCCGAAGCTCAGGGTCTTTGTCTCGCCGCCGACTTGCAGACAGCATTCTCCAGTTGCTTCGTCAGCGGTTATGATTTCGCCCGGAACATCGGTATAGTTGTCGGTGCGGACGATTTTCCAGCGCCTCTTATCTTCGGCGCTGTGCCAAGATTCGAGCTTCATTGTGCAAACCCCGTGAAGGTCCAAGCGAGATTCGCGAGGGTCGCGTCCGCGGTCGCCGGCGCGACAACGGTAAGCACGTCCCCCGCGGTGAAGATCGTTGCCGTGCTCATGGTGAACATCGCCATGGCGGCTGATGCAGCGAATGTCATAGTCCCGACAATGGTGCCGTTCTTCTGGATACTGAATGTGCTCGCTGCGCTTGCAGCGGTTCCTGCAGTACCGCGGCTGCCGGAAAAACCGGCCGGAAAGGTCACCGGCGCAGCGAATACATAGCTTTGCAGTACAAGATTTGCAGTCGGCGTGCCGATATAGGACCCACTGACCAGTGTCGAGGATGCCTGCCCGGTACCGCGGATCGTGTAGGGAAATGCCGGGACCGAAGCCAAGCTCTGCAGCCCGCCACCGACGATGTTCAGCGATGCAAATTTCAAATAGACCGTCTGACCGATGAGGCTGCTCGGATAGGGAAATCGGCCGACCGATCCGTCGAGCCGCACGAACGGCGCTCCGGCGGGGTGATCGGTGATCGCGCTGCCGTAAGCCCCGCGATAGAGGGTCGTCAGCTCATATTGATGAGGCCCGGTCAGCGTCGCGCTCTGATAGGACAGCAGCTCACCGCCGGCGTAGCAAAGAGTGACGAGATTTGCGGCATCCGTGGGGGACACAGAGCCAAGCTGGCCCTGGCTAAGGGTCAAGTCCACGGATAGGGAGTTGATGGTGTCGGGCGACGCATGCGGAGGCAGCTCGGAGGTTAATGTGCCTTGCGTGGCCGGTGACGAGACGCTCCCAACCAATGCGTAGGAATTGCCGTCGGTCGAAAGCCAGACCTGGGCGCCGCCCCAATTTTGTCCTCCGGACAGCGCCACCCAAACCTCAAGGCCGCCTTCCAGCAAAGCGGCCGGCGGCTCAAAGATTATCGGCGGATTGACATCGCCCGGCGGCAAGCTCCAATTGGGGACGTAGCCTGCACCCGATTGCTTCGGATAAAGAACGGCAGAGGAGTAGCCGCCCATGAAATCTTCCGCTGTGATCGCGAGCGTGCCTTCATCGTCCTCCTCCACCGCAGTAATGCGCACGGTCAGCGCCGACAGGCCGAGGCGGGCGTCGGTAATCTGCACGAGGTCCATAGGCTCCAGAAGACAGTACTTCCAGCCGAGGCTGAAGGTATAGGTATTGCGAAACAAGGACGTGCGCTGCAGCATGAGCTGGGCGACAATCGGCGCGACATTGGCGGGGTCGACAATCGCTCGAGCTTTGATCGAACTATCGCGGCGGATACCGTAATGCTCGATCGCCGCCTGATCGAAAGCCTCAACGATGGCAGTATTGTAACTATTGGAGCGGTCCAGACATTCGAGTTGGATCGAATTAGTTGCGTCGGCTGGGGTGGACCGCGTTATGCGGACAGGATCGTCGCTGAAGCCTCCGGTTGCCGGTCCGGCCCCCGACCGCAGCGCTGGGCCGCCCGGAGTTACGCCGGAGCTCGTCCCGACACTCGATTCTTGGACAATGAAATCGTCCTCACCGAGACTGTAAACTGGGTTCACATTGGGTGTGTACGCGGCGCCGTTGCCGTTAACCAGCTGATCGCCGTAAGGAATAATTTTTAGTAGACCACCCGACCAGACGATGGCGCTGTTGGTTATTTGTACAATATCTGAAAGATGACGCTGCGCTTCCTGCTGAGTATCGAGCATCGGTGACAACATGATCCCCAGCGCTTGGCAATATGTAGAATAAGCGGTCAGATCTCCCAGGTTTGCCGCCGGAAAGCCGGCGCCGTATCGTGGATTGGTCAGAAAATCGGCAATGATAGCAGCCGGGTTGGCATCGAGCCCGTTGGTGCCGCTGAGAGAGAAAAGGCCTTGAACCTCGAAGGAAAAATTCGGAAGGGTCGCAGTGTCGCCCATTGCGTAATTGTTGGCCACGACGATAGCCGTCCCCGAATAGCCCAGGGCTCTATCGGCATGGTTCGTTTGCCAGTACGCGTCCGACGGCTGACCGTCACTCCCGGGATAGACCGCTGCCGGGAGCGATGACAGCGTACCGACATTCTTGTCCCACCATACAGTGCCGATTCCATCAATCGGCCCTTGGCACACGCCCATTATGACGGAGGCGCTATACTTGTACTGCTGCCCGCCGCCCTTGCCGCCGCCGCCCCCCTTGCCGCCGCCGCTTTGGCGCGAGGAAGGAGTTGCCTTGAAGTCGTCATACTCGATCAGGTTTGGAGAAACCCGGGTGGTGCCATAGACGAGCGGGATTGCTCCGCCTTGCTGCGAAGTCTGGAATTGCAGAGAGCCGATCGCCTTCTGCTGCTTGGCGTTCGATACGCCGCCGAGGATGCCTCCCATGATTGATGATCAGAGGTCAGAGGCCGGATAGGGATCAAAGAACCGCACTGGGCGGTTTACCAGCGGCGGCTGATCCGCATCGGCGTAGGCGACCCCCGCATTCCACCATGCGTGGATCAGTCGGGGCCAGCACACCACAATAGCGCCATGCGCGAAGCAGCGACCGAACTTGAACAGCGCGATATCACCCGGCTGAGGCGGACCGGGAATTTCGGAGGCATAGCGCATGAGGCCATTGAGATACCGCTCGGCATCGCGATGCAGGTGCCAGTCCGGCGGGTAGAACGGGATCTCGACGGGGGAGATCACACCCGCCGACGCGAATACTTCGGCGAGCAGCATTAGGCAATCGGTGCCCGCGTCCTTGACATGCCCCATGTGGTGATACGGCGTGCGCAGCCAGGTCTCGGCCTCGGCGACGACCTGCGTTCGCCGGGTCATACTGCGGTCTCCGGTGTCGGAATATAAGGAAAGCCGCCGAAATGGATGGCGTTGTTAAACACGTTTGTGCAGGTCGCAAGCGTGCGATCGCAACCGGGAAGCAATTGGAACTCGTCGCCGGCCGAGACTGGCGAAAGATAGCCCGGCTTCACATAGACCACGCCTTCGCCAATGTTCGCGACCGTGCGGCTCGAGCCCGCATTTGCCCCGCTAACGCCTGTGATGGTCCCTTGCACGTATAGATTCGCGGGGGTCAGAGCAGCTGCGGTAGCGATTTGTGTCGTGGTCGAACCGGGTTCGGCCGAAACAATCACTTGCAGGCTCGACCGATCGAATTGGCACATTGCGTCGCCGAACACGTGCGTACAAGACGACTGCCAGAGCCGACGGGGCATCTGGATGTTCAGAAGCTCGAGATGAGAGCGGCATCTGATGTCGAGGGCGGTGCGAGTGCATTCGATGTCGGATACTCGACCCGCGAACAAAATCACCGTTCCGGGGCTCGTATCTCCATAGGTCGGCATGAAGCTCCGTTCGAGCTGAAGGATCGCTCCGTCCAGCTGGCCCTGCCACGCCGCTTCGAGAAAGGGTACCGAGCCGATAAGATCTGACGGCTCCGGATAGATCCGTACGTCGAGCTCGTCGACTTGGGTGCCGATCACAACCTTGGTTTTCGAGCGTTCAAATTTTGGGCCTAACCCATAGGTGAAGCCATTAACCGTTAACGCCGTCGGCGCCGCCGAGTACCGCAGTGCGGCGCCGCCCACCAGCGTAATTGTGTAGAGATCCGCCATGATGAACTGGTCGCTGCTTGCGAGAAGTGCAATCAGCAGGGGGTTGGCGTCCTTCATGGCCGCACCGAAATGAAGGTCAGTTTTTTAAGCTGCCACAGCCGATACATGAAATTTTCGAAATCGTACTTGTCGTCAGTAAACCGACAGCGAAAATAATAAGAAAAATCCACTGTTATGATCAGCTCGCTTCCCGGCGCCATGCTGAAACTCAGCAACCCGCTGTCGAAGTCGATACTGTAAGTCGCCGGATCCTGCGTGATTCCATTCAGGTAAACGGCCCACACCTCCTTCGGAGCTGCGATGGGCTCGAAGAAGCCGCCGCCGGGCAGGTTTGTGCCCATTGCACGCTGCAGCTGGAACGTAGTCGTGCTCGCGTTACCGACACCAATCTGCTGTCCGATAACCTGGCAGTCGGTAGGGTCCTCAAATAGAAATGTTCCGTAAGCTCCCTGACAGAGCATAAAGAACCCGGTAAGTGTTCTTAGCTCGTCGTAACCGGCTGTCGGATTATCGCGCAAGAACTCGTATGCTACGGCAAATTGCCACAGCGGGTGAGGATAATCTAACGCCCGCAACTCGCGACCGGAGGCCGCGCGCTGAATGCGGGTTTGAAAGGTCGGCGTCTTGGTGACACTCCAGGCGAGGCCCGGCAATGTCGGAAATATTAAGGCCATCAGGCCATCCGCAGAGCTGAACCGTTGCGCATTGCCTTATTTATTGCCGTAACGAGCAAACTGCCATTACTGTGAAAAAAGCGTTTCACGTCCTGACCATCGATAGCGGAGATGTTGATCACCACCGGACCGGCGCCCGATCCGCCATTGGCAGAGATCATGCTTTGCAGTCCCTGACTGATACCGGCCGGCAAAATCATTTCGTTCTGATGCACCATCGCGAGCTGGTCGGATGGCACAACCCAGCCCCCCGCCGCCGATGCGATGCCGCTTGCTGCTGCCAGCACGGTGGCTTCCCCGGCCGCAGCGGGGCCGGCCGCTGCAGGGCCCATGATGGGAGCCAGAAATGCGAAGATGCCGCCGAATGCCTGTGCCGAATCTGTAACGATGCTCTTGACCGCATTCATTGCCTTCAACGCTAACCCGGCGGCCAGTCCTTCGCCTTCTGCCGCAGTGCGCGCCACAGCCCCGGCCTCGCTCGCTGTCGTCATTGCGAGCTCGCTCGCAACCCAGTTCGTTACCATCTTAACGCCGAGGTTGACGAACTCCGCGATTATCGATTGAGCGATATTTGCGACCGCCTTTTGCAATGTGGTCGTGCCTAGGATTATGCCCGTGATGGAAGTATCAAAGGCGCGCTGAATTGGCTGTAGCAGGCTGAGCCATGCCCGTTCGCTGTTCTGCGCAGCCTGAATATCCAGTTTCTGCTTTTCGGTTAAAAATTTTTCATAGGCGATACGCTCTTCGTCCGATAGTTTTTGCCGCGTGCGGATGTCGTTCTCGGCTGCCGCCATCTTCTTTGCGAAGTAATCCTGATCGAGGGCCCATTTTGTCTCGAGCAGGCCTTGCAGCTGGGCGAGTTCCTCGCTGGCCGAGATCTTCCCGAGTTCGGCACTGGCCTGAATGGCTGCCTTTTTACGGGCGTAGACTGCTCCGGACACCTTTTCGTCGGCATCGAGCATCGAGAGAGCGTCGCGCTCGCTCTGAACCGCGAGCTGCTTCTCCAGCTGATATAAATTCGCTTCGACAGCGAAGCGCGCTCTCGATCCGGCCTCGGTGAGCGTCAGCTTCTCTTGCCAGAAGGCCAGTTCCTCGGCTTTGGAGTCTTGGAAGAAGGAGCGCTCATCGAGGAGCTGGCTCTGGAGCTCGGCGCGCCACTGCTGTATGCGATCGTCGCCGGCCCCGCGAGCAGATCCGCTACCTATTGAACGAGCCCTCGACCCTCCACCGCGCTGGTCGTCCTGTTGCCGCGGAGCCCCGGGCGTCTCCCGGCGCCCGCCATGAGGGTCAAGGTCTGGAACGTTTGCGTTTACCCCGTTGCCGATCGAACCCGTGAGGCTCGAAACCTTGGTCTGCAGAGCACCGATCGTCGATCCGATCTGCGCCGCAGCCGCATTAATCTGCATTTGTGCTTGTTGGGCCGCGGCACCCAGGCTGGCGAAGTTCGCCTTCATTCCATCGGTCGCAGCCTGCACCGAATTGGCCGCCGCTCCCAAGCCGGATTGGAGGTCGTCGGTTTGCGCGCTGATGACGACGCTGGTTTCCATGTCGGCCATTGAGCCCCCACAAATTACGTTCGAGGCGTGCCCTCGGCAGCGCCGCGCGATCCTCGATCAACCGAATACGTGGCCCTGCGCTGCAATTCCTCGAAATCGAGCACAACGGGCGCCAGACCGGCGTGGACATCCCCGGAACCAAAGCCGGGTCCAAGTTCGGCCAGGATTGCGCCGACATCCGCGGGGGCTCCGTCCCCTTGTTTAGAAGACGCCTGCCTGCGAGTGTCCAACTGCATGCGGGCCTGCTTCGTCCTGCCCGCATCCAAATAGGCAGCGACCAGGATATGAACCGGCGGGTGCTCGGTCCAATAAGCCGCAAGCTCCTCAAACTCGAGGAGTGTCATTGCATCGATTACGGGATAGCTATAGCCGCAGGCGGTGGCGAGGAGTCCGTAGATGTATTGCCAGCCATCCTCAGACCCGAGTCGGGGGTCGCCACCGCCACGGCTTCCCCCAGCGAGGCGCGCATCTTTAGCCCCGACCCTGTCAGGACGGCGTTTAGCACGGTGCCCGCATTGCCGAGGTCGAGCAGGTTCTCGACGGCCTCCTGCGTCATGTCGGGGTAATTGCGCTGCATTGCTGCAGCGACTATTTCGACCAGCACGCCGATTTGCGATTCGCCCATTGCAGCGCCAATCTCGGTCAATTGACGTACCTTGGGCATCAGTCGGCGGAGCTGACCAAGCGTGAGCGGCGGGATCAGCCAATTTTCGCCGCCCATCGCCACTTCGACGCCGGGGATCAATCCTTCCTCCTCGCGCCGACGCGATTGCATCGTAAGGGTTCGGACATCATTCCACCGTGCTCAGGTACCCAATCGTGCCAGACGCATCGGCGAACGCGCTGAAATCCAGCTCGTTGATGGTCCAGGTGTCAACTTTGGTAGGAAAGGACAGTTTATTGGCGGTGCAGGCATTGAGGCGCAGCGCGGTGCCGTTCCCGTTATAGCTTGTGTAGAACGTCGCCTTGAAGGTCGGCGTCGTACCCATCGGCTGGTTGGTTATCGCCAATTTGCTGCCGCCGGTCGCGGTATTGTAAGTGTACGACAGCAAAAGGGCCGCGCTCGCATCGGCGGCCGAGAAGGTATAGACGCCGGTCGAGAAATTTACTGAATATTGTCCGGCGGCAGAGGGAGTGGTGACGCGATTAAAGCGCTTGCCGCTGCCGGCGTAGACAACTCCGAGGTCGTCGTTGAAGTTTGCCGCGTTGGCGGGAGTGATCGAATAGGGTGTCGACGCGGGAACGCTTGCCGCCTCCAGCTGTGCAACGGCGAATTGCCCGGTTGCCGGGGTCAATCCGAAAAAGATGTCGGAGTACAGGAGGCCAAGAATCTGAGCAAATTTCGCCTTTCCAGAAATTTTTCCCTGCCCGCGGGCGATCGCCACAGGAAATTGCAGCTGGCCGTAAAGCTCTTTATCGGTCCAATCGAAGTCGATCTGGATATCCTGGAGCACCCCGAACTGACGCGGCCCAATACCCGAGCCAGTCACATCCGTGCGCTCGCCCCATACTGCTCCCGACCCGAAGCTCAATTGCATGTCACACAACCCCTTTTAAAAGCCGCTTCAGGGTCTCCTTGGCGGCGTACGCTACATTCCAAGCCTGCGTATCGCGCGCAATTGGAGAGCCTGGAAAATGATCAACCCACCAGCGTTCGATCAATTCGTCGACTGCACAGGGCTCGGCAGTCGGGATAGTGTTGAAATCATCCTCGACCATGACCATTCCTTCTCTCACTCGCGCCAATACCCGCACCGCCTGATTGTCGCCCTTCAGACGCAAAGAATTTCGATTGGGACAATCGCAATAGCCTGATCCCCGAGAACGCCCTCATCGGTCTCGATTTTGCCCGCTATATAGGCGTGCTGGACCATCTCCGGCAGCCCGAGATCTTGGATTCCGGTTGTCGGGGAGGGCGCCAGCGCGGCTTCCAGCGCATCGAGAAGCGGGTTCAGGATTGTTCCTGGCGCGAGATAGGGATCATTGGCGTGTGCATAGACATAAAATTCGGCGTAGAGAGTCCAAACGGTCGGTGCGCCGAGCTTTTTTATCGCGGCGTGGCTTCCCTTTTGACTCATGAACAGCGCCGGCTGTTCCGCGGGAGCTACGTCGGCCCAATGCCGCAGCCGTCGATTGGCGCTCGCAAATCTCGCGGCGCCAGTCGCCAAGCGCCAGAGCGCCTCATAGATCGTCTCACGAATGATCATCAATCGGTCCTGGGTCGCGAGCCGGTGCGCCAACTACTGCAAGGCATCGCAAAAAGCTGAGCAACCGCGTGGAGCCACGAATTTCGGAGACAACAAAAAAGCCTTGAGCATCACTGCGTCGTCGCGTCGCGCAATACCATATCGACTTCGCTTCGAAGCGCCGGCGAAATTTCCTCGAGCGCCGAGCGCAAAAAAGAGCGCTCTGGGAGATCCATTGCACGGCTGTGCGCCCGAACATCTATGGTCTTCGGTGAAATTGATCGACCAAAAGCCTCGGTAATGCGGCGGAGGCTCGCTTTGACATTGACCGCTCCCGTGAACCCAAATTCGTGAGCGTGCGCGTAAGCGCTATCGCTGAACACAGTCGCTGCAATCCCTGTGGGCCCCTCGTCCATTTGGACATCGATACTCGATTTGAGCGATCCGGAGCGTACGGCCAATACCTCGCCAGCGAGTTTGTTCTGCTGAATGTTGCGCTGGAGATCAATCGTAAGCTTGGTAATCGCGCGAACGAGCCCGGAGTTGATGTCGGCAGGCATCGCACGCAAGCGAGCGAGAACCTTGTCGTCGCCGAGGAGTCGGGCACTTATCACAGAGCACCAGCGATTAGCCCGGCATCGCCGCTAGTCGGAGCAATTGACGGCCGAACGGCGGTAACCGGGATCACAGTGCGGTATTGCTGCAGCAATGTTTTAATCGCTTCGCTCAGGTCTTTTTGGGAAAATGCCACCGTCTCGGCGCCGCCAAGAGACCGTGACAATTCGCCGATACGGCTACGCTCGCGATAACGCAGGCAGACGAGCTCGATGCAGGCCTGAGCAAT